TATGTGAAAATACAACCTTCTGATTTAGGATCTGGAAATTATCTCGCTGTCGCAGTAAACGGAACTTCTGGTCAATACGCTTACGTAGACGGTATCCGTCTATACCCAATAGACCAAGCAATCTACAACCTCATAGATGTTGACCCAGAATACACAGGTGATAAATTAGCAGAGAAATATCCTTATGTAGATTCTTATCAAGTATTGCAGAATCCTATGGTTACTGTTGCAGGTATAAATCATTTGCCACCTTTTAGTCAGTGGAGTGTCGGTAGTAATGCCACTATTATAAGTCCATACACATTACAGATTGTCTCAACAGGTGGAGCTATAGTCACCAGTGTACGTGTACCAGCAATACAAAATACTGCATATTATTTATCTTTTAACTTACCTACTAACGCAGGTGCACAAGTAGCATTTATTAACTCTAGTGGGACGACTTTAGGCTATGGGCCAATAAACGGAATATCCAATACCCCAACAGGCACCGTAGTTATATTAATTAGTTTTTATTCCACTGTAGCAGGAACTTACCTATATACCAACCCCATGCTAAACCTCGGATCAACAGCACTACCATTTGAACCCGCTAATCCATCCTATAAATACTTCCCTTGTAAACTTGCTGATGGTGAGACATTACAGGAAATTGATGGGCAGACGGTTAAGACTAAGAAGATTCAGGATGTTGTGTTGGATGGTAGTTTAGGGTATACCTACAGCGGAACGATAACGGGTGTAAAAAAAATAGTCCTTACTCTTCCTGTTGCTTCAAATGCACTAGCTCCCAATATCGTAAAATATGATGGTAAGATTATTAAACCATATTCAACTGGTGATAGTTCTGGCGATGTTGTATGGTTTAGTTCAACAGTTGTAGAAATATGGATTTCCTCCGCAGACTCAGGTTGGGGAGATTCTATTATCCCAACGTCAGATGAGATGAAAGCGTACTTTTATGGGTACAAAATGAACAATGGCACATTTGGCACAGTTTACGATGGCACAGGAACTAAAACGTGGACGGCTTGGAGTGCTACTAGCAATACTGGATCGGTAACCGTTTGCCCAACTACTCCATCTAGTGATATTACAAATAAAGTTTATGATTATTATCAACTCCACTACACCTTAGCTACACCAACCACAGAAATAATTCAACCAGAAGGAAGTTTAGCACTTATTGAAGGTGCTAATCAGGTTGAGTTAGGCGAAGGGGTTATTGTTAGGGAGAGTGTGATACCGTATTATAATGGTTCAACTTATTATCTAATAAATGATATTGCGTACACATCATCTTATCTAAAAAACAGGACGAATATAATATATGGTGTGTACAAGAACGACATATTAGACCCTAGTTGGCAAATTGATTCTGTATTCTCCTATGGTAAAATGAGAGCAATAATAATCCCTACCCTTTATGACCCAACAGCATCCTACTCAGTGACCTACGAAGTCTTAGATAAATACCTTTACACCACAAATGTGGCAGATGTAAGTGGAAGTTATGACACTAATGATCATACTGTTTTGCAGAGTATTGTGGGCAAGGTTGAGGATGTTGAGACTAGGGTTAGTGTTGTTGAGGCTCAAAAGGCGAATAGGCAGCAACCTAATTGGATTACCCCTACTTTGTTAAATGGGTGGGTGAATTTTGACACTTCGGTGTTTGATTTTGCAAATTATTATAAGGATGAATTTGGATTAGTTAGAGTTACAGGATACATTAAGTCTGGTACTGTGGGTGGAGTATGTTTCATTCTTCCTAAAGGCTATAGACCACTAAAACAGCATAATGAACCTTCGGTTTCTGCTAATACAGTACCTTCTTATATAGCAACTCTTCTGTCTATACTACCTTCTGGTGGAGTGTATATACCTTCATATGCAGGAAATGCGTGGGTCAGTATATCTTTTTCATTCAGAGCAGAACAATAAGAGAGGTGAGGAATAATAATGTTAATTAAAGTAATGCGAATAGACCAAGATGGATATTTTGTCGAAGATATTTTACTTGATGAGGAACTAGAAATCCCAAAGGATTGTATTGATGTGGAGGATGGATTGGTAGGGAAGTATTTGCCTAAGTGGGATTTTATTGAATTAAAGTGGGTTGAGGGGAAAGTATTTGACCCAGAAGTAGAACTGAAGAATGCTAAAGATGCCAAGATATCAGAATTGAACACTCTTTGCAATCAAACTATATTAGGGGGTTTTGTAAGTAATTGTTTAGGCGAAAATCATACTTATAAATTTGACGAAGAATATCAGAGGAATTTTGGATTAGCAATTGGAGCAATTAGTATTTCTTCTGATATAATAGAAATTCCTTGGCCGACAGTCGATTCTGGGATATTAGTACATAATAGAGAAAATTTCATACAATTATATTTAGATGGGAAAGCATTTATGGAGAGTAATTTGTATAGATATTTTGGGATGAAGGCTCAGATTCTAGACAATAGTGTAAATTCGATAGAGTTGGTAAATTCGTTCGTGTGGTAGAAATAAGCAATAATCAGGAAATAATAATTTGTAGATTAATTGAGAGAACCGAGGGAGAAGATTTAATTTCTTCTCTCTTTTGTATTGTATTGGAGGTGAAAATATGGAAAATATTAAGATTGGAGATGTGGTGGCGTATCGTTCTGATTCAACAGTTTCCGAAATAATTAGAAAAATAACAAACTCAAATTATTCTCATGTTGCAATAGTAGTCTCTCCTACTCAAATTATTGAAGGCGATGGTTACACGGGGCATGTCAGATACCGAAATATATTAGAATACAAAAATCACTTAGACATCTATACATTAGATTTTCTTACAGACGAACAACGGATAGGGATTGCCTCTTATATGGAATCAAAAGTCGGTCTAAAATATGACAGACTTTTATTATTATGGTTATTTATTAAATATACTCTTCATATTCGATTACCATATAAAAATGACAAAAAGGTAATCTGTAGTGAAATTTGTAATCATGCTTATAGGTCTATTGGAATTGGGTTGGCTAAAAAAAGATTTCCTGTTCCAGATGACGTCTTGAAGAAACTTCGTTTAAGTGGGAACTATTAAATCAAACCCGCACAATTCTTCCTCCTAAATCGTATAATTCTATGAGGAAGTGATTTTTGTTGTGGGTTTATTTAATTATATTATGGGTAATAACTGTCGTTATTTTTCTAGTATTTAATTATGGAGCAAATCAAAATAGAGAAAACGATGATAATGAGCAGATTGAGTATCTTAGTAAATATAGTGAAAAGAAATCAAAGAGTAAGTAATAATATGAAATAAGAAGTTGAAGTTTGTATTGTGACTTCTTATTTATTTGTATTAACGAATTATTGGAGGTGAAAATAACAAATGTACATAATTTTAAAAGAAAACGACCAAGCTAGAGCAGAAGTAAACCTAGATAAATGGATAGAGTCAGGTCTAGATGGTGAGGGATTGAATGTTCTACTTTGTGACTTAAATGGAATGATTCTTCCGCATATGAAAGAATATTGCATCGTAATTGACCCAGAACAAAAAATGGTTAATGAACCAAAACATAACACATATACAGCACAAGTTATTCATGAGGGTCTTCCTAAAGCAACTATCTATGTTGCACCTTGGACATATTCAGCAGAAGAAATTGGTTTGTGGTTAGATGAGCATCCAAAGTTAATACATATGGCGAATGTATCTTTATCTTCTCCTAAATCAGATTTATATGATGTTCTAAAAAAACATAATATTTTAACGTGTTGTTCGACAGGAAATCAATACAATCGTACAAAAGAAGGTGTTAGTTTCCCTGCTGATTTAGAATGGACAATTGCATGGGGAGCGTATAATTATCTTGAAAAAGGTTTGTATTCAAATGATGTAGTTGGTTATTCAAATGGAGGAGAAGCAATAACTGCTGTTTCGTGTACAAATATATGGGTTAAAAATCAAGATGGAAGTTTGCTAAAATATACAGGCACTTCCACTAGTTCTCCATTTGGACTTTGTACACTTGGAGCATGGGTTTGTTGGAGAATGAAAAATGGATTATCTATACCTACTTGGCAAGAAGCGAGAGAATTTATTAAGAATAATTGTGTTGATATTAGAGCAGAAAATTTTGACTGGGATTCGGGTTATGGACTCTTCAAACTTCCATCTCAAATTCCTATTGTTGAAAAACCAATTATTCTACAACCAAAACAACCAGAAATAATAATTACAGAACCTATAAAGGAGGTTAAACCATTGTTAAATCACGTACTTTCCACTCCATATTTAAAAATCGAAGAAGCACAAGCTAAAGCAGATGAATTAAACGCAAAAGGAATTAAAACATATCTTGTTCATTCTTTGCAGTTTGGAGCTTTTTCATCTGAACAAAATGCAGTCAATCAACAGAAAAAGTTATTAGGTCAAGAAAATATTACTACATATATTGCTAAATATTAAAAGAGGTGGAAAATAAAATGTCAAGATGTTTTTGCTAAAATTAAAGTAAAAGGAATGTAATTTATGGAAAATGATGTTCAATTATTCCCTTGTTACAGTTTACCCCTGAGGGATTATCTAATGTCTAATGGATTAAGGTATAAATTATCTGCACTTAATGAAAATAGTCGTAAGAAGATGTGGATATTTATAGACAATGACAAACTAAATAGTTTGTTAATGGAGTGGAAGAAGACTAAACCAATTTAGTCTTCTTTTTGTTTGTGGAATTTTCTGAAGTGAAAGGTGGGAAATGTAATGAAGAAAAGTACAATCGAGCAATTCATAAAAGATGTTTATGAATTATATGGGGAAGAATATTCAGTAATGGGGAAGGAATATATAAATAATAAAACTCATATTATGATGAAGCACAATATTTGTGGAACCGAATATCCAGTTACGCCTTATAAGATTTTAAATGCAGGCAGAAGATGTCCTACATGTTTTGGAACACCTAAGAAGACTACTGAGGAATTTAAAAAAGAAGTATTTCAAAAAACTAATGGACAATATGAAGTTTTAGGCGAGTATATTACAGCAAGAATACATATATTAATCAAACATTTAAAATGTGGTAATATTTTATCAATAACCCCAGATTCATTCTTAAGGACTTTCAAAATGGAATATTGCAAATATTGCTTACCATCAAAAATAATTATTACTAAACCGAAATCTAAAGTTAAAAAACCTAGAATATATAGATTTAATGAGACTTCATCTTTAAAAAATAAAGAAAATTGGCGATTAAAATATGCTCCTTTGTTTGAAAAAAGAGTAAAAGAGTTGACTGGTGATGAATATACAATTCTTGGAGAGTATATCAACGCCAACACACCTATTTTAATGCGTCATGAAAAATGTGGTACAGAATATCCAGTTACACCGAATAAATTTACACATAATAGAAGATGTCCAAAATGTAATAATCCAAAAGGAGAAAAAAGATGTGAAGAAGTTTTTATCTATAATAACTTCATAGAAATAAGTGAGTTTGATTATAATAATTTACTAGACAAACAAAATAATAAATATTATATTCCTCAAAAGAAATTTGATGGTCTAGTTGGTTTACGAAATGGATTACTGTCTTATGACTTCTTTTTACCTCAATATAATCTTCTTATAGAATATCAAGGTGGACAACACGAAAAGTTTTGCAAGGGATTTCATAAAACTATAGAAGATTTTGAAAGACAAGTTGAACATGACAGACGCAAGAAAGAATATGCCTTAGTAAATGGATATAATTTCTTAGAAATTTGGTATTGGGATTTTGACAAGATTGAAGAGATATTAGAATCCAAAATTAAAGAATTGTCTTAGATATTATTTGGAGGTGGATAAAAATGCCTTATAAAATATGTATAAACGCTGGTCATGGCCCAAAAGGAGTTAATAATTCAAGTTCAAATGGAATAGATCCTGGTGCAATTGGTCCATCAGGATATAAGGAATATATAGAAACAAAAGAAATAGCAGATTCAGTATCTACAAAACTGAAATTTAATAGACTTGAAACATTAGTAATTCAAGATGGTGATTTATGGGATGTAACAAATCAGTCAAATGCTTGGAAAAGTGATTATTTTATTAGTATTCATTGTAATTCATACTCAGATTATTCGGCAAATGGCGTAGAAACTTTTTCATTGGCATCGACAGGTAAAGGCAGAATGTTGGCAGAATCAATACATAAAGAACTTGTTCCTGCTACTGGACTGTTTGATAGAGGTTTAAAGACTGCAAATTATCATGTACTTAGGGAAACAGATTGTCCTGCTATATTAACTGAAATTGGATTTATTTCTAATCCCAAAGAAGAAGCATTAATGAAAGATTCTGTATGGGATGACAAAGTTTCAAGTTCTATAGCAAAAGGAATTTGTAATTTTTTAGGCATTAAGTATGTAGAAAAACAAATTTCTACTCCCCCATCAAGATCAAATCAATCAATACAATCAACAAATAATAAAGGAGATAATAATATGTTAAATACCTGTATCCTCTTATTTTCAAAAGATGATTTTTGGAGTGGAAATGATGTAGCAGAAAAGAATGGAAATTGTGCAATATTTATTAGACATATAGATAAAACTTGTCCCAAGGAAGCGTTTTTAAGTAAACAGTTAATTATAATAGGAGGACCAGACATTCCAACTCATCCAAATCGTATTTATCTTTCAGGAAATACAAAATTTGATACAGTTCAAAAAGTCGCAAAATATTTATCAGGAAATAAATGAAACAGGGGTCTGTGAATTGCCCACCCACATTCCCCTGTTTCGCTTTGTCGTAAGACTCCGCAACCTATTATAACATTTTTTGATAATTAATAAAAGTTAAATTAATATTAATTAATTAATGTATATTAAATTAAATTGGGAAGAGGGGCAGTTGCCAACCCTTCTTCCCCAACCTCATGTTCCAGTACGAATATAAGGTTGTTAGTAACCAGTATATCATAATTTAAGGAAGGTGGCAAATGCAATGAAAATTGAAGAGGAGTTGATTGATGTGGACGAACATGAAGTACAAGAGGTATTAGACAAATTGGATTCGCATAGGCAGATATTGGATACTCACGATTATAAGATTAATATTCATGATGGAAAAATTCAGACATTAGAAACAAATACAAGTGTTCTGAAAGAAAAAATGACAAATTTAGAAGGCATAGTAACTAGATTTGAAGCAAATTCATACCAGACACAGAACAATATGATGCAACTTCTTAGTCAAGTAATTGTTAATACTTCTAACTCTTCAGTTGAAATAGTAAAAAATGTAACTAAAAATGAAGCAGATGTAATTAAAAATAATGACACAAATAGAACGACAGTAATTATAAAAGTGTTAGGAATTGTTGGTGCTGTGGTAACAGGGGTTTTCTTAGCTAAATACGGGGTGAGTATTCCTGCTATTATGTAATTTCAAATAAATAATAATGTAATAAAATAAATTTAAGGAGATGTATTTAAATGGATCAAAATATTCTATATCTTGGAATCAGTTTATTAGCACTCATTACAATCAACATAATTTTAGGATCAATTTCGTCCCTCTTTCAAAAACAATTTGATAAAACAAAATTATTTCAAGGAATCATAAAGGGACTAGTGGTAACAGCTTGTTTTGTGTCAGTTATTTATGTTGGAAAATTAACTCCTAATATAATTGTCATTAATGTAAATGGAATTAATGTTGACTTATTTACTGCAACTCATATGCTAATGCTCTCTTCTTATATTTTCTATGGCAAAGAGGTTTTAGTTAAATTATCTAGTTTTGTTAGTGGAAAATATAAAATTGATGAAATTATAACAACTGAAAAAGAAAATAAACTAATTGTAGAGGAGAAATAAAAATGACAATAATGAGAAATATCATTAAAAAGATTGATAAAATATACACAAATATTTGTATAGATATTTATTTTAAAACAATTATATATTTACACCTTGAAGATGATTTAATTTATAAAGTAAACCAATAATTAAAAATATCACAAATTAAAGGCCATTTTTAGCCTTCTAATTCTCAGACCCTTACAATTACCCTATTGAACAAATCAAACTCAATACAGACCTAATTCTGTGCGAATCAATTTATTGTGGGCCTGAAAGTGTTGTCAGAGTAATGTTTCGGAGTTAACAAATTATAAGATTTTTTAATATATTAGAGATAGGACAAAATAATATGATGATGTATTCTATAATAATTGGTTTTATAATTTGGAGTGTTTATATTATTAAATTGACATTAAGTGAGAGTGAGAAATAGTCAAATTACATTATGAACAAATAAAATTCCAGTTTGATGGGGTTATTAAGAAAATGAAAGTGGCTTATAGTAAGGGTTACAGGGTTTAGGTAAAATGAATAATTGCATATTTTAGTGATTTTGGAGAGTTAAAATTTATTTTAGCTCTCTTTTGTATTAAAAATTAAATTTAAAAATATTTTCCAAAAACTACTTAGAGAGTAGTGAAAACTATTCTAACATTTCTTCTTCTTATTTTATTAGTAAGAAACTGCGAAGAGGAGAGTTAGATTTGTTCTGACTTTTCTCTAAGTAGTTTTTGTGTTTATAAATGATGATTCGCAGTTGTCTTTTATGAACTGAAATTACTAATAAAATAAGAAAGAAGGAAAAGAAAATGAGTAATGGTAATGTATTACAAATATTAAATAATGCAAAAAATTTAAATATTTTGTCTGGAAACAATTACATTGTTACTTCAGATATTATTGCAGACTATTTTGAAGTAAATAAGGATTTAATTAGATACTTTATTAAAAGCAATAAGCAAGAATTAGATTTATTAGGACTGCGAGTTATAAAAGGACAAGAGTTGAAAGAATTCAAATTATCAACGGGATTTAATTTAGTGTCTTCTAAAAATAATTATTCTGCATTAACAATTTTCCCTTTAAAAATAATGTTGAAGTTTAGTATTCTTTTAGCTGGTTCTGATATTGCGAAATTAGTTAGAGAAGAACTTATAAAACAAAATCCAAAATTGTATGAAGAGTTGTCAAATGGTCATAGATTGAAATTCAAGAAATTTGAACAAAAATATTGGGATTATCTATCTTTCTCATTCGGAGATGAATATATTCAGAAGCAAGTAAGTTGTGGTAGTTATTTGATAGACTTTGTTTTATATGAAAATATAGCTATAGAAATAGATGAGAATGGACATTCTTCATACTCTGGTGAAAAAGAAATGATTAGAGAGGAATATATAAGGAGTAATGGGTATAAATTAGTTAGATTTAATCCTCATAGACAAAAACCATATGAATTGATAGACATGATTCTTAAATCAAAATGATGGTAGGTAGTTTCAGTACCCACCATAAATATACATAATTATTATATACCAATGACTTGAGATGGGTTGGAAAGTTTCGCTATCTAACCTTTAATAGAAAATGCTTATAAATCAATATTTTTAAATAGGGTTAATCAAATTATTATCTAACCTTTAGACTGATGAACAATATGAGAAGATTAGAGACCATTGGAGAAAATATCATATTGTTTTAGATTTAGATATTTAATAATACATAAATAAAATAATTTAAAATATAGGAGGAATACAATATGAAAAAATCTAAAATTGAAGAAATTAAATTATTATTAAAAGTTAATGAGGATTACTTTATTGATATGCAGATTGATTATTTAGAACATACATTTAATGTAAATATAAGTGATGAGAATCATGAAATTGTTGACACTTATACAATTGGTTTTACTGAATTATATAATAAGTTATTTGAAGATGATGTTGAATTTAACTGGGATTAGTATAAATGATTTAAATAATATTAATATTGTGGGGTTGCTATTTATTAGTGACTCCTTTAATAATTAAAAATTAAAGGAGATTAAGGCATATGATGATTACTAAAGAAAGAGAATTCGTTTATATTTACAATCCTCAACAATCACAATTCTATTTTTCTAAAGGAATCCTACCCATTAAAGTTGGAACTGGTAGTAAGGGTGATCCTTACACAATGTTTAAAAACAATGAAGATACAAAACAAGCGTTCACCGAATGGTGTACTCGTCGTAAGAAATAAAAATTCTTACATGATATGAAGAGATATGAAAGGAATAGTGAATTTATGTGGAAGAGGTATCAGCAAAAAAGAAAGTCTATATTAAAAATGGTATTGAAATAGCACAAAAGATAGGTAAATTATATGTGACTTATAGAAAGAAATTCATTGAACAATACCATAATACAGAAAAAGATATTATTACATATAGAGAAAATAAATTTCCATTGAATGACTCTATGATATTGAAGCATCTTACACAACAAAAGACCATTGGAGTATTTTCAGGAAATATAATAACTTCATTTATGTGTTTTGATGTGGATATAAAAGATGAAGCAATGTGTAAATGGGCAGTAGATAAAATAGTTGATGCGTTACAAAATATAGGTATAGCAGGAAAGTATATTCATATTAGTCTAAGTGGGTCAAAAGGTTATCATATAGAGATATTCTTTGATGAACCAGTTTATAATAGTGATATACATAAAATATATCTAATGATTCTTAATGCTACGGATTTACTTAATATTGATTATGGAGAAGTAGAATTAAGACCATGTCTAACTAAAACAGGAAAGACACTAGGCGTAAAATTACCTTTAGGAGTAAATCTTAAAACTAATAACATTTGTTGGTTTTGTGATTATGACAAAGGATTAAAACCAATTAAGGATTATAATTATGTTTTATCAATTGAAACAATGCCAAAAGAAATATTGCTAGATATATTAGAAAAAGAAGAAGATATTTTAGTTACTCCTGAACAACAATACAAAATAGAAGCAATCACAGAAAAACATAAACCATTGCCTGAATATAAAAATAATGTTGATGAGAAATATACAGTTGAGCAAGTTGAAAATGTAATTACTAATGGATTACAAATAGCAGGATCAAGACATAATGCTTTGTTTAATATTATCAAGTATTATAAACATTTAGGTGTATCTGAGGAAGATAATAAGGAATGGGTTACAGAATGGATGAATCAGCAAGATAAAACAACTTATTCTACTAAATGGGATGCAGTGTTACTAGATATTGCAGAAATTATTGATTATGTTTATACAAATAATTGTAGTTTTGTGATTAAGAATTTAAACATTGATGTTAGTATGGAAGAAATAATGGAAATTATTAAAATCAAAGGCAAGAATAATCAATTAGTATTATATTCTTTGCTTGTCCATAGTAAAAGATATTCTGTGAAAAGTGGTCAATTTTATATGTCATACAATCAGATGACACAAGTGACTGGAATAAAGTCTAGGACTACTTTAGTAAAAGTGATTAAACAATTAGAAGAATTAGAGTTAATTACAGTGACTAGAGGAGAAGTTCCGAAATATAATAATAAATTAAGTAAACCAATTTCTGAGACAAATAAATATATAATAAAGCTATTGTGTCCAATTTTGGAAATTGAGAATAATAAGTTATTTAAAGTATGCGACAAGAATTGTGTAAATTGTTTTAATGCTTGTCTTTGTAATATGTATTCTAATAAAGAATTAAAAGTTATGTTAACTGATTGGGATTATAGAGAGGTAACAAAGTATAGAGAATACTGTACTAATATTATGGTAATGGTTTAATACTTCTATCTCTTATACTTATACTTATAATAATAATAATAGTGAAGGATTAAGACCTAAGAGACCAAGGGAACGAAGAACGCAACGTGGGTTCTATATAATAAACCTATTGTGTTCAAATTCCAACGCGTTTTCGGAAAATGGGTTGTAGTAAGGGATAGGAGAGAAACCTTAAAACAAACCAATAAATAAACACCACACTTGACACAACTATAAAAATAATGTTACAATACAAATGTAAATGATTTATTATTATTTTCCATTTCATTTACACTCTCTTTCTTTCATCCTTGTGAGGGAGTTCTAATATTGGATTAGGATTCCCTCTATTTTTTACCTTTATTAGTTTCTAAATATTATTATGAATCATAATTCAAATCATGTTTCATAAAAAAAATATTGTGATTTTAATTTAATCATAGCTAATGGAACTATTATGCAAGGACTAGATGTTCATTTTGCAATAGAAGATTGGATTAAGAAGGAAAATTTATCTCAATATGCAATTGAACAAATGGATAATCGTATGGAGCAAGAATGTGAAGAAGAAATGAAAAGAGAAAGTAGGGAACATTTAAAAGTTGTTAAATAAAGGGAATAGTGATTCATTCCCTTTTCCCTTTTTCTTCTGTATAAATTGTAAAATAAATATTTGACATTGGAATAGTCCGTATGGTATAGTTAAGACAAGGAAAGCGAGGTGAGAGAGAAGTGAAACAATTAATTAAATATCAATGTGAAATATGTAAAAAGGTATATGACACCTTAAAAGAAGCTATAAAATGTGAATCACGAGGCAAAGGATTACCTTTGGTTGAATTAGGAAAGACAATTTTATATAAAGATGATTGGAATGGTGGATTTGGCACTTGTTTTGATAAATTAGAAGTTGTCGAAATTAATGATAGAGGTCATTATCTTTATTATCAACTTGGAGATTGGAAAACTAAACATTCACAAGAGTATGTAACTGGGAACGATGAATTTAAAGAATTGTGTACTATTGTGGAAGATCAAAGTCTTTTAGTAAATAAAGGTAGTTTAAATGGTGGATGGGAATATAAAATTGATATCTAGACACTGTAAAAATTATAAAATTCACGAGTGTATAAAATAAATAAATATTAATCTATTATCCAATTAATAAGTTATTAACTCCTTACCCACCAAGGATTAATATAAATAGGGTTGTGACCTACACAAAATTAGAAAGGGGCAAAATTATGTCTAAAAATATTAATACTATAATTAAAGCTCAATTAGATGGAAAAAGTAATACTATTCTTCGTGACAAACTAAAAACTTATAATCTAGATATTGAAATGAATTATGCTGTTGCGGTGATAAAATTGCTAATTACAAATTCAGAAACTAAAAATAGTAATGAATTAAGTATTAATATCGTGCCTAAAGTTCATTATGTTACTCCTTTTGTTACAAAAAAGTTAGCAGAGGAATATATTGCAGAATTATCTAAAGTAGATAAAATGACAATGTTTCTTCATGTTGATAAAGGTAATATTATTGTGAAAAATGATGAAGTTGAAGAGTTCATAGATTCTGTAGAAAGAAGTTCTTCGGCAAGAGAGTATAATAATACAGAATATGGTGAAATGTCTTATATTAGTTCTCTCAATATAGTTGCTTATGGTTGGTTAAATACTTATTCAGAAAAAGAAAAAGAAGAATGTGCTTTTAAATTAGGTGGAATGAAAAATTATCAAGAGATTAGGGATATATTTGACAATTGGGAATTTAAGTAGAATTTATTAATTAATAACTAATGAGTAATATCTACTGAGGTGGGCAGTAGAATAAATAAAATTTAATGTAAAATTAAAAATTAGAAAGAGGTAATAAAAATGAATTCAAATATAACCAATGCGAAAGTTCAAATTATTAATGTTGATGGAAAAGAATATATCCAATTAGAAGGCGATACAATGTTTGATGAAATGAGTGGTAAAATATTTGTTGCAAGAATAAGCTTAGAGAATATTACATATTCTGTTGGTATGGGTGAGGACGGCAATAGAACTGGAGAAATTGTGTTTAAACTTTTACCTGATGAAAGTCATCAAATGGTAAGTTATAGTTTTGGTAGGTAGGATAGTTAGAATTTTCGTTCAAATTAGAAATAAATAATGAAAGAGGTAATAAAAATGGAATATACAAAATCAATTAAGTATGAGATCAATGGGGTTTATGGTAATGTTACATATGCAGACATTAATTTAAATGGAGAATATTATCCTTCTAGACATAATTCAGAAGAAAGAGATATTAATACTCATAAAACTATTTCGTTAACAGATGAAACCAATGGATTACCAAATGGAATTAGTATGGATGATTATTTCAAAATGGCATTGTTACAGAAACTTGATAATATTGAAAAGAAACTTAATACTCCGCAGAATATTACTGTAAATGTTGCATTAGATAATATTTCAAATGAAGTTCTTGCTAAATTGGCATCGCTTGTTTATGGAGAGAATGTTAAAATAAATTAAATTGTTAATCCCATAGCAGAGGGGCTGATACTCTGCTTAATTATTAAGAGATGCACAAGTTATACACACACAAGTAAATTAAAATTTAAGGAGAGATAAAATGGAAAAGTTTGATCTTGTAAAACATTGGGAAAAATTTATGAATAATAAACTGGTAGTTAATTGTAGGACTCAGGAATTAGCCGATGAATTCTTTATATTTTGTGATAGTAAAAATCTAAAGTGGAGAGCTGATAATGAAAGTTTATTGGTACAAGGGAATTTATTTTACAGGTTAAATGAAGAAACTTGCTACACTTATGATAACGGAACGGATAAATGCAAAGGTATACATTATTCTGACATAGATTGGTTTAAAAACAAAAATATAGACATTGTAGAATTTCAAGGTCTTTAGAAATCGCCAAATAAAACCCATAGTAGAGGACTCTGTTGATTAATTGCAAAATACAAAGTGATATGAATTGTTAAATTAAGAAATAAATATAATGTGGAGAACTTGCAAGTTTACATAGCGTAGCTACGCCTCCCTGATCAGGAGGAGAGAAAGAGAATGGGCATCAATAATATTAAAATAACATTAGATCATGCTAGGCAGGAATTTATCGATAGAGGATATATTCCATTATTCAACCATTATAACAACGCAAAAGAAAAACTACTAGCAAAAACGATAGAAGGATATAAAGTTTTGATAAGTTTAGATAAATTAAAACAAGGAAGAACCCCGCCTATATTTGCGAAATATAATCCATATACAATTGAAAATATTAAATTATATCTAGTTGTAAACAATATAGACTTAAAATTTCTATCTGGAGAATACATAAATAATTCGAGTAAATTTAATTTTATTACTTCACAAGGATTTAAAATTTCATCTACTTACAAAGAGTTACATAATCAACATGCTATAGTTGGAATGTATAATCCGCACAGTATAGATAATATTGAATTGTGGTTAAAAACACATAATATTTATCTTAAAGTAATTGAAAAAGAATATAATTATCTAAATGAAAAAATAGAGCTAATTGATGATGATGGATATAGAGTGAATATATGGTGGAGGTCTTTGCAAATTGGAGACATTCCTGAATTATTTAGCACGTATAATCCATATACCATAGAGAATATAAAATTATGGTTAACAAATTCCAATTTAGGATACACATTGATAAGTAAAAAATATGAAAATACTCACAGTAAATTAATATTGAAATGCCAAAAACATGGTTATTTTAAAATTAGTTGGTCAGAATTATATACTCAAAAGCACAGATGTCCATTATGTTCACTAGAAAATAGAAGTGGAAATAATCATTATAATTGGAAAGGTGGCCTATCCTCTGATAATGAGATGTTTAGAAAATCTTTGGAATATAAAAATTGGAGAACAGAAGTATTCAAAAGGGATAATTATACTTGTCAATGTTGTGGAAATAAAAAAAGGAAACTAAATGCTCATCATATAAAAAACTTTAGCTCTAATGAAGAATCAAGGCTAGATTTAGATAATGGAATTACATTATGTGATTCGTGTCATAATCCTAGTCAACGTGGTTCATTTCACAATATGTATGGAACTTATAACAATTCAAAAGAGCAATTAACTGAATACATGAAATCAACTCGTGTATTACTACCAATCGTTATCCGATTATACATAAACAAAAATAAGGAGCGAATAAAGTGACAGAGAATGAATTTAGTGTTGAATACATATTGCTAAATAATTTGAATGCTTACGGGTTTATATATATTACAACGAATATAATAAATGGAAATAAATATATTGGGCAAAAGATTTTTAATAGAAATTGGAAAAGTTACTTAGGTAGTGGTAAATATCTTAAAAATGCTATTAGAAAATACGGAAAAGAGAATTTCACCAGAAAAATATTAGAAATAGCATATTCCAAAGAAGAATTAAACATATTAGAGATTAAATATATTAAAAATTACAGAGCTGTCGAAAATGAAGATTATTATAATATAAGTGTCGGTGGTGATGATACATTTCTTTTTAAAGGCCATTTTCATTCAAAAGAATCAAAGCTAAAAATAAGTGAATCATTGAGAGGTCATTATGTATCGGAAGGCACAAGATATAAGTTACAAACAGCCTTAAAAGGTAAAAACAATCCTATGTATGGTAAAAATTTTTCAGAGAAAACAAGATTAAAAATGAGTAAAACTAGAAAAAAACTCAATAGTACACAAACTAAAGAAATTAGAAATAAATATGCTACAGGCAGTTATTATCAAAAAGATTTAGCAGAAGAATACTTGGTGTGTTTAAGAACTATTTCTGATATTATTAATTTTAAAGGTGTATATGATGAACAGATAATTTTAAAACAAAATAGACCACACGGCAATATTACTGGTCGTCCTCCGATATCAATAATACAACTGTCTCAAAATGAAACAATTATAAAAATATGGAATTCAATGACAGAGATAATGAAGTCTTTAAATATTCACAAATCTCGCATTTCTGAATGCTGTAACCACAAACGAGAAACGACTGGTGGCTTTAAATGGCAATACTACTCAGAATACATAAATAATTATTATTCACTTAAATAAATAAGCTCAGAAAGGATTTAATTAACAATGTACTCTACATATGATGCGTTCCATAAAATATTCATAGATGGATTGGATAAAATTGATGAACTTTTACTCCAAATGAGATTAGAAGCAGATAAGTGGGAAAAGGAAGGTGATAAATTGACAGTAGAAAGGAATGAAAGTTATTATACTGGCATGATATTTGGAGGAATAAACGCATATTGCTATATGGTAAGTAGGGGTTGTAAACCTGTGGCTGAAACAGCTTTGCAAAATAGACATTTAAAAGAGGTTAGAGAGATTGTTGAAAAAGCTTCATTATATTTTTACTCTGAATTTCTTTATGAAGGATGGTCAACTATTTATATTTATAAACATAGCCATATGCTTGAAATTATTAAAAATACATTACATGAACCAAAAACAATTTACGAACATTAGATACTAGGTAAAATGTTTGGTTATTCGGACGAAGAAATAGGAAAGTTTATTGAGTCACAAGAAATATAACTTTATGAATTCTATTAATTTAAGGAGGTGATACAAAATGGAAACTATAACTATTAAACTATCTACTGAAGAAGTTATTGAAATGTTAGGAGGAATGGAAAAAGCTAAGGAATTTTTAGAGAAGGTTAAAGAAGAAACGTGTGGTAGTAAAATAATTTAGTATTGTTGGAGTGAAAGGATGAAATAATTAATGAAATTTTTTATAATCGTATTTGTAGTGATTATTTTGTTTAAGATTTTCTTAAAGGATAAATTAGTATCGCGTTGGAAGAAAAATGATTATAGTAGGTGATATATAAATTATTAAATTAAGGAGGTGATAAAATGAAAAAGATTGGAAAAGTAGGTTTTGATTTTGAGTTTCTTAAAAAGCATTATAATTTTCCTTCTGATGCTTTATTGAAGAATATTAGTGTTGACAACGAATTAGGAACAATAGACATAACTTTTTATACCAATGAAGATGGTGCTTCTAAAATAGAAGATGTAGCAACTATTAGAAGAGAACTACTATATGAAAAATAAATTTATGTTTTTTATTGAAAGGATGTGATGCAAAAATGAAAGAAATTAAAATTAAAACTATGACCATAGAAGAAATAGAAGAAGCAAAAAAGATTGGTTATGTTGCAGTGTTAAAAGGATACAAAATGGAAGAATTCTACAGCAAATTAAAATCAGTATGGTCTACATTTTCAGATGAAGCAAGAGATAATTGGACAATGATGCTTGGTGGTTTGGAGGGTAAAAGTGAAGTTATGGCTTTGATGAGTAAGGAAGATTAAGGGTAATAGATTATTAAATAACAAAATGGGTAGTGACCGACCACTATAATAAAGGAGGAAATTATAATGGAAATTAAAGATTTTGAGAGATATTTAGAATTGGTAAAAATTAAAGAAGAATATGGAAATGCTTATTCGGAGTCAAAAAACGAGGATGACTTTCAACTGTATTTAAAAGTTGGAAGTGAATTAAGTAAATTAAAAGATAATATATTAAAGTTTATTTTTGAAAATCAAAGTAATATGGAAACTACAGTAGATAAATTAAAACTTACTCTTAATAAGATTGGATTGAGTGAGTACGGTTATGGATCTTATAATGATTTAAATAAAACATTTAATGAAATTAAAATAGTTAAAGAAATATTGAATTTACTTGAGATGTATGATTGGAAATTAATGTATTCTAATTATGGTACTATAGATAATGAAGGAAATTGGATTAGACAAGTTGCCGTTTGGGAACAAAATGGCGAAGGGTTAATTAGAAAACATAAGATTTGGAATGTCGTAGACGCATTAGATGTTGGGAATAGTGTTGGAGAATCTTTGAAAAGTGTTTCTGAAAATATTAATAAATAAAATTTGAAAGAAGGAAATAAAATAATGAGCGAGACAGAGAGCAAGCAACAACAAACGCAAACTGAATATATAGAGGAAAAATTTGCATTTTGGAATGAAAAATATAATATTCCTTATAATTCAGTATTTATAATTAGATCATTATTTGAGTTGGAATATCAATTTATGATGACTCCACTAGAACATGTAAAAACAAAAAGAGATATCTTAGATATGATTCATAAAATTAACCAAAGTATAAGATTGAATCCAAAAATTGAATGTGCTGAACCAATGTATATTGATTGTATATGGACTGAAGGCAGGGATAGCAACAAAGTATTAATATATGTTGACAGAAAATTAGTTGTTTTAGATCCTAGAAGATATCAGCAACCAGTAAATATAAAAAGTTATGCCAATATGATTCATGATATGGCTTTTAAAAAGGGATATGAGATATATGTAAATACTCAAGGATTTGGAATGGGATTGTATGATTGTTTAATGGAATTTGGAGATTTGAAGGTTTGTGAATTGGTGGTTAGTAGAAAAGGTTAAATAGTTGTAATAGCAAATAAAGAACTCCTAACTACTTTTATAGTGGTTAGGAGTTTTAATATAATTAGTCCCAATTAACCTGTCCTTCGGAATCCCTACTGCGTTTTATAAAAAGCATAAGATATCCACATTTATTACATACATGAGCGATAGTTGGCATTGTAACAGAAAGTTCATTTGCTCTAAATGTAAAACCTATATCCATGCCTAATGGTTGTACTTTATCACTGTTACACATTGGACATTTTATGGTTATGGGTTGATTGTTAATGATTTGTGTATTAGTTTTCATATTGTTTTTCATTCTCCTTTAATTTTAATAACTCGCCATTTATAACTTCTGTGTTAAATTTTAAAAATAATTTCTTATATAATTTATCATGTTTTATCTTAAATATAGAAGGAGCAATTTCTAATTTAATCATAATTTGTTTGAATTCAAATAAATCAAGTTTCTTTTTGCCTGATTCTATCTTTTGCAATTCAACTGTTTTGAGATTAATAATATTAGCAAAATTTAAAACAGATAACTTTTTAAACAGTCTTAACATTCTAAAATTAAATCCGAAATAATTACCTGTATTTTTGAGTTCATTAATTTCTAATTGGAGATAAAAATCTTTAACACTAATTTGTTTTTCTTTTTCAGTTAGTGTAGTTTCTTGAGGAGTTTTAGTTTTAGGTTTCGGTTTAGTTTTCTTTATGATGGTTTGTCTGTTTTGTAGTTTCTTTTGCTTTGCTTTATCGCTTGAATTTTTAGCATTTCTTTTCCTACTTTCTATTTTACATGTAGGACAGTATTTGCCAAATACATCGACTAAAGCACCACATCCTCCTTTACATAGTTTAGGTGCTTTAGATTTACGGTCTAATTTATCATTATAAGGAATTTGAGTTATGCGAGCTTTTTCATAACATTTATGGCATTTAAAATATTCCGTATTGGATAGAGGTTTAAGACATAAAAAACAGATATTTTGTTCTTTACAGTATTCTTTTTTGAATTGATAATTTTGAGTTATAATTTTTCTGCATTTCTCACAGTGCTTTTTTGTTTCTTCTGGATGTAAAGGAGAATTGCATTTTAGACAGAGACGAAGTTTCTTTTTTCTTTCATAGATTGTTTCTGGAATTGTGTCTGTGCGTTTCATTTATGATTGTCCTCCGTTGTGAGAATTGGTTTGGGTGTTAGGAATTATATGATTATTATAGCATAATTAGATGTTTTGTTCAAATTAGAGGGCAATAAAAAGAAAGGAAGAATTTGGCTGTACAGCACCAAAAATCTTCCTTTGAAGTATAAACGATAGATAGAATGATAGAAGTATTGATAGAAATTGAAGTTGAGTTAGATGATAGAAGTTGATTTTATTATAGCATGGAGTGGGGGTTTTGGGAAGGGAGAGAGAAATTACTCTCTTTTTTGGGTTGTGGAGGGTTGTTTATAAAATAATAATTTTGGTTGAATTGTTGGATTTGCAAGTTTGGCAATTTGTAATTAAGAAGACGCTTGAACTTTCCTTAGAGTTTGAGTGTCTTCTTCCCATTTTTTAGCTTATTAAGGAAGGCGGTATAAGAATTATGTTAATTAGTAAAGAAGTTGAGGTAGAATTATCAGGTACTAATATAGAATACTTTGAGAATAAGGGGTATTTTATACCAAGACGAGTAGACAAACAAGGGAGAACAAATGTTAAAAGAGGGACAAAAATAATTGTAAAGGTTGAAGACTTAAAAGATAATTCAGATGTGTTAGTTAGTGTTCAATGTGATGATAACGGAGAAATATTAGAAAATGTAGAATGGAAAGTTTATAAATACCATGTAAAAGAAGATGGAAAATATTATTACAAACCTCATAATAATTCATCTAGAAAAATAAGTAAAAAATATTTAGGAAGAGGTTTGTCGTTTTATGATTGGTGTTATAAATACCTACCAAAATATATGGCAGATTATATACTATCTCGTTGGGACTATGAGAAAAATATAGATAAAGAAGGAAATATAATAAGTCCTAAAAATGTTGGACATGGTTCAGATGGTTTTGATAAAAAGAAAAGAGGTTATTGGTTTAAATGCCTCGATCATCCAGAGCATGGGTCAGAATTGAAAAGCATTTGTCGTTTTACTAATAATTTTAAGGGTTTTATGGGTAGTATTGAATGTATTCAGTGTAACGTTGTTGCATTAACTCATCCCCATTTGGTGAAGTATTTTGCTATTAAAGAAGATGCTTATAAGTATTCTTTTGGTTCAAGTGAAATTGTTCTTATGAAATGTCCTGATTGTGGTTGTGAAAGAGAAATTAGAGTTAGCGATTTATCAAACAAGGGATTTTCGTGCAGAATTTGTTCAGATAAAATTCCTTATACTGAAAAGTTTTTTGCTAATTTCTTAAAACAAATATTACAAGAAAATTATATAATGCAATTATCAACAAAGACTTTCAAATGGTGCGATAGGTATCAATATGACTTTTACATAGATAAAATGAACGGAATCATATGTGAAATTATGGGTAATCAGCATTATGAAGAAAATCATGGTAATTGGAAAATGTCATTAGATGAAATACAAATTAACGATTTTGACAAGGAATGGTTAGCTAGAATAAATAAAGTTAAAAACTACATAATCATTGACTGTAGAAAGTCGGAAATGAAATGGATTAAGAGAAGTATCATGCAGTCAAGATTACCAAAACTTTTAAATTTTAAAGAATCAGATATTGATTGGTTAGAGTGTCATGAGGCAGGATGTAAAAATATGATCAAGGAAGTTTGTGACTTGTATAATGACACTCGTAACGTATTAAAAATTTCTGAATTATTTAAAATAGGAACTCAAACCGTTGGTAAATATCTCAAGCAAGGAGCAGAATTAGGTTGGTGTGACTATAATTCAAAAACAAGAGTCGTGTGCGTGACAACGGGAGAAGTTTTTGAATCACAAACAGAAGCAGGTAAGAAATATAATACCACTGGGATCTCAAAATGTTGCAGTGATAATGATATTAGAAGAACAGCAGGTAAATTATTGGACGGTACAAAATTAATTTGGATGTTCTACGAAGAGTATATTATGAAAACAAAAGATGAAATTGAAAATATATTAAAAGAAGAATTGGAAGAACCGCATGGAATGGTAATCAAAGTTATTTGTTTAACAAATGGAGAAATATTTAGCACAATGACTTCTGCTGCTGAAGAATATAATATATCATACAATAGTATATCTTCATGTTGTAGAAAATCAAGTTTTTCAGCAGGAACTGACTTGATTACAGGTAAACCTTTAGTCTGGATGTATTACGATGAGTATGTTTTAAAAACCAAAGATGAGATCCAAAGTATATTGAATAATAAAAGAATTAAAACAAGATTTAAAGGAGAAATAATTTGTTTAACAACAAGAGAAACATTCAATGATGTCTATGAAGCCGGAATTAAATATAATATACGAGCAGATGCCATATCATTTTGCTGTGATAAAGATAAAACTAATAAGTCAGCAGGGAAACTTTCAGATGGAACAAAAATGGTTTGGATGTATTATAAGGATTATATATTAAAAACCAAAGATGAAATAGAAGAGATTTTACTGCCTAGTAATTTTGTTAAGGTAATATGTTTAACGACTGGAGAAATATTTAATTCTTTAGCAGAAGCACAAAGAAAATATAAGAATGCATCTCATATAGGGCATTGTTGTAAAGGTAAAGCAAAATCATCAGGAAGTTTGTTAGACGGAGTAAGACTCACATGGATGTATTATGATGAATATTTAGAAAGTAATAAATAATAGTATAGAGGATATCTGCTTTAATTGTAGATATCCTCTATTTTTACCGTTTTACTTAACTTCTTCCCTTCCAATTTCTTCTAAACTTTTACCTTCTAAAATGTATTCATTAAATACCTTATTAACCCAAGTTACTGAAGAAGAAGTCGAAATCATTTTGTTTCCCTCTCGCATTATTTTTCTGAAAATAGGATTTTCTTTATCTAGGAAATTTCCTATAAATCCTCTGTAATTCACTTTGGAATTAAACTTAGAAAGTATACTTAACATCTCTTCTTTGCTCTTTCCTTGCAATGATTTGGAAATATAAAAATACCCACTCCAAGCAAGGGCTTCCATTGTGAGACTATTTTCGCGAAGAATTTTTCTCTCTATAAGATCCTTACTTGCCATAAATTTAGGAAAGTTTTGAATTATAGCATCTACAAAAGCTATAAGATGTTTGCTACACTCTTCAACGTCTATCTTTGTTTTTGGATTATAATTATCTTTAATATTTTTTGAAAGTACACCAAATGTGATAATATTTTCTGAGGTAGCTTTAATGGATGTGCTTACTACCTCTACCTTTAAGTCAGATTTTTTCATAACATCTCTACATAATTTGTTTGTATAATCTTCTACATTTAAATATTCCCCACGGCTACGAGAAATTTTTAAACCTTTAGTTGCGTATTCAGAGAATAGACTTTTTGCTGAATCGTCATCTAATAATTCGATTACAATTCCAATTTGATAATCAGCAGGATTAGGAATTGTCTCTGGTGATTTACGATAAGCCTTTAAAACCTTCAAAAATGCAGAAAGTCTGTGTTGCCCGTCTAAAATATCCAACTTTTGGTCAATAGAACCAGAAAGGGTACGCTCATCTTCATCATAATTAATATCACCCTTTTCAGGATTCCAATTAAATGTTATGAAACCACCATGCATCTTATTTTTAATAATACTTGAGTAGATCAAATCGATTTGCTTCTTTGAGCGTACAGCTAATAAATCTCCGTTTTTCCCTTTGCGATAGCCTCTTTGAAGCTCTCCATTATAAGAAAGTACACCTCGTTCAAAAAGAGCACTTAATACTTCGATATTTGCAACTCCTTGGTATTTTACTAATTCATTATTTCTAAAAACCTCGATTACGTTATCAAATTTCCATTCCTCCGAATTATTCAATTTTTCCAATCTACTTTTCATTTCCTTCTTCAATTTGTTTTGCTCACGTTTAATTTTTAACTCATCTTTTTTCCTTTGAGCTTCATTCCTCTCTTCTTCAGTTTCATCTTCACCACTAAAATCAGTTTCTTCTTTTACCTGTCCACTTAAACTACTCAAACTACCAAAAGGAGGCATCACCTTCTCACTCTCAACCTCTCCGTCTTTACTCCCTTTATCCCAAACCTTATCATTCTCATCCAAAATCTCATTGAACCCAACAGCAACTTGACTTTGAGTTTCATTTACCATCCCCATCACCTCTTCCTTCACAGCATTAACTAAACCAATATCCATCTGTGCAAACCTATCCTTCTTCTTAGCCATTTCATTATCTCCTTCCATATTCATGTTTCCACCTTTATCAAATTTAAAAATCATCTCAAATCAACCCTTTCATATAATATATAATCATTTTATGACTTTCGCAAGTTTTTATCACATATTTATGAAATTTTATTAAAAAAGATGAGCATGTCCAATCACTCATCTTTAAACTCATCAATATTCTGTGGTAAATATTTATTAGCATCAAAATCGGATACGTCATCCATTTTATAACTCTTAATGATATCTAAATTTTTATTTACAAAATCCATTGGATTGTAGCAAATTCCCCCTTTTCGATACTCAAAATGACAGTGGATTCCAAAACTCCTTCCTGAATTTCCTGAGTTTGCAATAACATCTCCTTGCTTAACTTTATCTCCAACCTCAACTAAATTTTCACTATTATGACCATATAATGTTTCTACATTATTATTGTGTAATATCATAATACAATTGCCATATACTCCTTTCCATCCAGAAAACGAAACTATCCCATCGTTTGATGCATGAATAGAAGTTGTCCCACAGCCTATATCAATTCCATGATGCTTATCACCTTTAAACTCTTGAGTAATTACTCCCTCTACAGGCATAATCCAAGTATCGCTTGAATCATTATATAAATGCTTCCTACTACATATATAAATCAACAAAACCATTACAATAATAAAAAATTTATTGTTCCTTAATGTATCCATAATAATACCCATAAATCACACTCCCTTTATAGGAGCAGGTAATTTAGTAATAAACTTTGCATATCCTTCTTTGCATTTGATTAAATTCAAACTATGATACCTTGGTAGTTTTAACAAATCTTCCATTTCATAAGGTTGAAGTTCATCCTTTAATTCATTGTAATTTTGCTTATCACAACCTGATAATAACATATAGCTTGCGTTTGCACTTCTTAATTCATCTCTAATTCCTTTTATTTGATTGAGATAATGACATGATATAATAGGTTTAAGCCGGAATTTAGCGAGTCTCGATAATTTATCTGTTAAAAATAATTCTGTATTATTTACTTGATATAATTCATCAATAAATAGATTGACCTTGACTCTATCTCCTTTATCTCTAAATTTTTCTGCTCTTAACTGTAACGACAACCATAATTTAGTCATCCAATAAGTGCAATATACATCTCTTTCTTCATCAGTTGAAAACATTGATTCTGGCATTCTAAGACAAATTAGTTGTGGTTTTTGAAGTTCATCAATTAAATTAATATTATCTTCAGTTCCTTTTTTCAACATTAATTCCATATAAGTATTTGATTTAAGTTTTTGCAAACGATCTAAAATTCCAGTAATAAAACTAAATTTAGTGCCTACAAGATTTCCTTGTTTGTCATATTCATTAAGTTCGTCCAAAGCGATAATATATTCACCTAGATTTTCTTTTTGATTTGATGGAATTTTACTCATATATCGTTCTCTTACTTTGTGATTAGTCAATACATCAAAAACAGATTTAATATTTCCATCTTGAATAAAAGTAATCAAAGAAGCCGAACACAACATTCTTTCCATTCTTGGAGCAAGAGTTTTTTCATCAGAATTTACAGAATTAATAAGGGTTAATAATTGAGTAGTTTGCTTTTTAGCATTGTCATATTGAATAAAAACATCAGAATCTATTCCTACTTCATTATAACCAAGTCCTTGAAGTTTGCTTATATCTCCACATTCAATAATTTTAACTCTTTCTTCAGGAAATACACTAGCAATTTCCATTGATAATTCACAATTTTCAATAAAATCAAAAATTATACAGCATTCATTATGTTGCATAGCATTTCGTGCAAGATTAGAAATTAGGACACTCTTTCCACTTCTTGTAGGGCCAACTAAGACTAGACATAACTGAGAATATTCTCTATCTGTACTAAGGAATGCTTCCTGATGAATTCCTCTATACGTGTTTGTTCCTACACTCATTACACCAGTTCTTAAATCTTCTGGAACTTGAGTTTCCTGAGTATTGACTTTATCAATAAAATTAAATCTATCAAGTATTTTTCTACCTGCTAAAGCAATAAAATTTTGACATTCTCCAGATGAAATTTTGTTGATTTCTGCTCCTTTTATAGAATAATCATTAGGATTAAATTTTTGACTATAATACTTTGCTTTTAGAGAATTGCCACCATCCTCTTCATTTATCACTTCAAAACTTTGAGATAAACTTTTAACATGATTAATTTCTCTTAATTTATCTATGCTTTCTGACAATATAATAATTTGAGTGTTTAATATAATATCTGTTGCTTTGGAATAAGTTGATTTACTGACTGCTGATTTGTTCATTCTCTCGATTACTCTCTCCATTTGTACCAAACTATCAGTTGATAATCCTTTCTTTTTAGATGGTTTTCCAGAAGTAACTTCTCCTAGTAAATCACTAATCTCAACAACAATGGAAACAATGATTTTACCTAAATACCATATATTTGCCTTTTGTCTGTCAGTTGGTAAACCATCTCTTACTTTTTGAATCGTGTTTTTATACTCAGATTTCCATGGAAATTGATTAGTAGGAATAAAATTGTAGAATATCCCTACTTTATCACCATCCTCTAATACATCTATAACATTAAGATTTGAACTAAGAAGTTCGCTACTACGCTTATCAATAGATAAACTAAGTGCATTTTCTTTAGAATAAACCAACTGATATTTTGTTGATTTTTCACTAAATAAAGGAATTGCATCAACTTCTTTAATAGTAACATTTGCCCATGAATCTTTAATCTTTTCTTTCAATAGTGATAAGTAATTTTTTGGAATAATAAAATAGAATTCTACATTTTCTTTTTCAATAAAAATAAAATATGAAACTTTTTCTGGCAATTGATAACTGTATTTAGTTCCAACCATAAATTGTCTTTTAAATGGATATAGTTTAATTAATTTTCCTTCTTCTACTTTGATATGGCGAGATACACCTTGAAAGATTGTAGAAATTGATTTAGCAATTCGATCTGTACTTTTGTTTTCAATGGAATTATTTGGAGTTAATTTTAGATAGACATACTCAGGGTGAATAATTTCAAAATAATTACTTAATTTAATTCCTTTCATTTGATAACCTCCTCATCCTAGTAAATACTTAATCATGGCATAACTAACAGTAATAATACCTAATTTTTGAAGTCCTGATTTATATCCTCCAATATAAAGAATAATTAGAATTCCTCCTCCAACTAATGCAACGGCATGGGATACATATATGATATTTGAAATAATTCCTGTCATAATCCAATTAAAGCTTTCAGTAACACTTTCTTTTAATGCAGTTTTTATAGCAGTAGTAAACCAATCTGCGTAATTTACCATTCACTTTAAACCTCCTATCATGGCATCGATTTGATCTAGGCCGTAAGGAAGTAATAGTAAAAGAGCATACATACCTAAGTAACTTAGAATTGTTTTCTTCGTTGCTTGGAAATCTCCGGCAAGGGCATGTTGAACTATTTCCAATCCTCCTTTAATTAAAATTACTGCCCTGCCAAGACCTAATACTTTCCTGTAAAATTGATCTGATGTTTGCTCAATTGTTGCTACTCCAAGGGCAACAGAAGGATCAATTAGGACAATATAACCAATTATTAATCCTCCTTGTAAATATTTAATTCCATGCTTTTTTAAGTGAATTTTAATTGAATTTTTCTTTAACATAAATTACCACTCCTTACTTTAAGGAAATAGGATAAAAGAGTTCTAAATTGAATGTGTCGTGGCATATTGTTAGGTATAACTCGTTATGCCGAACAAATTTAGCATAAGTATACCCAATTTTTATAATCTCATCTCTTTTGTATATTTTTTATGATTGTTGGTAATAATACAGTCATAATTAATTTTAAGGAGATGAGATTATGCCATTAGTTGCAGGATTTTATGTCTTACTAGGAAGTGGAATGGTTTACTCAGGACTTTTAACATTAGCAAGTTTATTGAATTAGGATTATATTGCCTCACCAAATCCCCACTATTGGGGATTATTTTTTTGCTAATTTATAATAAAACATTCAAAACATAACCAAATTATCACTCAACAACTCCTTTTATTTCACTTTCCCTTGACCATAATCATTCCATTCGTTTTCACAATCTTTACACACATAACCCCAATATCTTGGATCAATATCATTTAACTCAACATCACTACTTGAATCAATTTCATCAATGCTCTTATCTGCTAGGTTAATGTAAGCATGAGTAACAACTTGAGCATATCCTATAATATTTTTAGAACCACATTCAGGACATCCACTAGGAATTACAAAAGGTTTTCTTTTTAAAATTTCATCTATTCTCTTCCTCCTTAATTTAAACTTTACACCATCTCGTTCTCATCAATTCCTTTACTTAAATAATATGTCTCTCCATTCCCATCTCTCCTCCCCTTTTTGCAAATGTTAGCGATATAAAATGCTTTGATAATGTTCCTAACAATAAAATAACTTAATCCAGTTTTTTCTGATAATGTTGATATTTTCATAGCATTCATATCATTAGTGATATTTGATTCCTGAAGAACTTGAAGAACTTTAATCTCTGATTTATTGAGTTTATCAGTTAGCAATGCCTTG